GTCCCCACCAAGGGCTACCCATCAGGGACCCGGGGGAGGGTACTTCAAAAATTTTTCCCACCACTCCGCGATGTATCGCCGATATTCCGCCGTGTCTCTTTCGGTTTCCTTCAACCGTCGGAGACATTCCTCCTTCGGCGTGTCTATCAGGATTTCACGCGCTCCGAGACTGCGCGTTAATCGCTCACGTTCGGAGATAAGCGCGTAGCCTCCCACGATATAAGCGTTTAACCAGTTCCCGTTGCGTACCCTCACGGAATCAATGAGGCAATCGCGAACCATGAACGCGGCAGACGTTAAGCGCTTGGGCTTGGTGTATCTCGGTTGTCCGCTGATACATTGCCAAATACTGTCCATGTCTACGATTAAGTCGCCCGGGTTTGCGTTCTCTTGCACCCACGTTGTCTTCCCGCTTAACGGAGAACCATACACGATAAATACTTGTTTGACTTTTGTCAAGCCTAATCTGTCATGTATCTTATTGTGACAACGATGATGAACCAGCGCAATATTTTCCGGATTCAAAGAGATTTCGGCGCGTTCGTAGTTCTCCTCGGTGAGTTCCGTTTTATGATGTCCGATACAATCGTATTTGTGTGTTATGGGTTTCCCACAACATTCGCAAATCAACTCACCGTCGGCGTTAAGCCGTTCAAGCCGTAAGACGTGAACGAGCTTAATCCATTTATCAGACTTATAAAAATCACTAAGCATGATTGATTATCCTATGCGCTTATATGCGTAAACGCTCCAATAACTTCCCGCCGTCTCTACGTCAGCCATCTGTGCTCTGAAACAATAATCCCATGTTCCGTAGCCCATGCGCTCAGTCATTTCAACAGACGTATATTTTGTATTTGTAAACACAAAAGTATTAACCGGAAGGCGTGACGCGCTTTCGATAGCCGCGTCGATGTATGCGCGTAAATCGGCTAACTGTGTATCAAAGCTTTGTTTGAGCGCATAACCTGCCGCCGCTGACAGCGCTTTGCCGTCTTGGTTTCCTGACGGCGCATTGAAGTTATTAACGAGCATACAATGCCCGAACATTTCGGCGGTACCAAGTCCATAAGTTCCGAGGCTTGTTTGGTGATTCTTGGGTGCTCCGGTTGCGCTTGTCAAGAACTTTGCGTCGGCTTGGGCTTTGCTGTACGTTTCGCCTCTGCTGTATGTTTCATTTTTGGCATACGTTTCCGACTTGCTGTAAACGTCCGACTTCCTCGGAACCTCTACTTTGCTTTTGCTTTCGGCAATGCCATAAACTTTTTCATCAGCCAATATGCTCACCCCTTACCATTCGTTGTTGAACATTCCGGAACTTTTCGCAAGAAGCTCGGACGCCTTCAAGCGGTTTTTTATTGCTTCGTCTTCGTCGTTCATAACGTTCGACCAAAACTGTTTTATATCGGCTATTGTCGCAATGGTTGCGGCTGTCGGTGCTATTGGCGTTACTACGTTAGCGTTTAAATATTCGATATATTCCTGCACGTCTTTGTTTTTCAACAGCTTGTGCGAATGTCCTAACGCAGTAGCCGGAGAATATCCGGCGGCGATAGCGGCTTGCATAGCGTTCCCGATATGCTTACCGCAGTAGTTCTCGGCAAATGCTTTTTGCTTGTCGCTAAGCTTTCTCACTTGCCATCACTTCCCGGCGCCTTTACGGCATTGCTCACGAAATCGCGCAACACCTCCGTGTTGTTATTCACGGCGGTTGTTAGCTTGCTGATTTCCTCCCAGTGCCTGTCTTCTCGTTCGTCCGACTGTCTGTCCTTCTCTATCTGCTTGTCGTAGCAGTATTTTATGAAGTAGGCGGAAATCAAAAAAGAGGCAATCGGAAAGCCTACCGTGCTTATTATCGACGTTAAATTCTCCATAACCTACACCCCTTTCGTTTTGTTTGCTATCTTTTCCGCACTCTCATTCAGCGGCACCCCTACGCCTTTGCATATCATGCAAGCGCAATCGCATGAAATCCATACTACTTTGCACTTGTTGCAAGTCCACGTCGGGCGCGGCTTGTTCTTCTTAGATTTTTTCATATTTATCTATCGCGGAGCGCTTAAGGCGCTCCGCTCATTGTTATCTCGGGTAATTCCGTCCAAGCGTAAACTTGTATAATTTTCTTAACGTTCCACTGTCCCGCCTCAAAGGGTAGAACATAATAATACGGCTTTCCCCATTCGCCGTCTATCTCCATGTCAGCCATGACAACGAGATAAACGCCATCTTTTTCAGGCGGGTTGTCCGTATATATAAAATTAATCACTTTCAAGCCCTCCAGCCGAGAAAAGCGTCGCAAATCTGCCTAAGATTGCGCCCCTGCGTTTCCGGATACCATTTCCCGCCGACATAACCGCCGCCGCCGATGTAAACATCACTTACAAGCGATTGAGCCGCGTCAATGTGCTGTCCTTCCGGCGTTCGATGTCTGCAAACGCATAAAATGGCAAGCTTTCCGGCAGTAGCGCAATTATTCACAAGCCTTTCAAGCGCCAATCTTTGCCCGTCGGGAATCGGCGCGTTATCGTACTTAAATTCAAAAAATACAACGTGGGTGTCGTGATATTCGATTACTCCGTCTATATCCGTCGGCGTGATATTGCCGTACCTCATGCCGGAAAAATCAATTATACGTCTTGCAAATTCCTCATTTTGTATCTTGCCCCTGTTTTCGTCCGTGTAATTCATTGTCATCTCTCCCGTAAGGTAAAAAGGTATCACAACCGTTATATATTGTAATACCTTTTACCCCTATTTAATTATAACATATTTAACCCGATTTGTCAAGGGTTTTCGCCTATTTTTTTAAAAATTTATCGTGTTTCGGGCGTGTATCTCACCCCATCGGAAGAAATCCCGCCGTCGGCTCTTTCCATGAGCGCTCGCCAGCGCTTGTGTCCGTCCCTACCGCAACAAGGGCATTTCGCCATAAAGCCGCACTTTCTGAAACCTTCCCCAACCATTTCAAAGCCGTCAATTTTATATTCGTCGGTTTTGAAGATACAACCACAAGCCCTGCACTCAAGGACCCGCGCCCCTTCGTCGTAACGCTGAACCCCTTCTACAAGTATTTTCATCATAACGCGAACCTCCCTTGTTCGTTTCCGTCAAGCTCTGCAATGCGTTCGTGCAATATTATTATTTGTTGCGCGTATTTTTGGGCGTGTTCCGGCGTGTCCGCATAACAGCCAATAAGGAACCTCAAAAAATCCGGGTTATGTGTGTAATCGTTTATTTTATTGGCAAAGATGTCAATATCTATATCGTACAAAATAAACGGCTCGCCATTTGCGCCGAACATTCCGAACCGCATGCACTGCGCCAATACTACCCACATCACCGTCGCCAAATCCACGCCGTTCTGCTCCGCCATTATTTCAAATTTTGCCCGTGTTCGGTTTACGGTACCGTCGCCGATTTTATCGCGCAGGCGCTTGTCCGGGACATACTCCGCCAGCCAATCATCGAAAGAGACAGGCACCGGCACCGCATACCAATCCACACAGCCGCAAAGCTCTTTGAATCGTTCTATCGTCATAACGCGAACCTCTCCCTGTCGCTGTCCAACTCTGATAATTTTTTAACAACTATCAAAGCGCCCTTTGTTTCGCCGCATTCCGTTAAGTCCTCCAAGAGGGTTTCAAGAAACGCCCGGCTGTATGTATACCGCTCGAAATCTTCCGCCCATATCTCCGGAGGATTGAAAACGGTTTCCTTGTCGGGTGCTAAAAGCTTAAGCGTCAAGCACAAATAAGTATATGTTTTACTTTTTGAAAAAATCGTCATATAGTGAAAGCTTTTGCTTTGCCGTTTTCTTAGAGCCTTATCCGGAACATATTCCGCATATTTTTGATACATCTCAAACAGATACCGGAGCGTCGGCTCGCTTGCCGTGTATGTCATGAAGTTGATTCCCTCCACCATGAACAACGTATAACAGCCGCCGAAATGATTGTCCCCGATACTTTCAAACTTTACAATATCGTTTTCAGTCAAGGCGCTCTCCCTCTATCCGCTTCAACTGCCTTTCTAACTTGCTTTCTAACGTCACATCAAACAGCTTTAGCCAGTATTCGTTCATAATGCTACTAAATTGAAGAAGCATAACAAAAACGTCCACCATCTCTTCAACCATGTTCGCGGAGAAGTCCGGAGCGTCTTTCATGCGCCTTGTTTTTTCAACTGCTTGAATCAGTTCGGCACACTCTTCGACGAGTATATCTTTCTGAGCTTCTGCGCCGTAATGCTCCATAATTTTCGCAGCCATTCCGTAAATTTTCGCCGTCATTATCTCACTCCGTTTTTATGTCATGTGTCAGCCAGTCCCCATTGAGTTCAAAGAATTCAATTTCCATCTTTCGGAACTTGCCCTCTCTGTCTATCTCCGTACCGCACCCGATACAGTAAAACCGATTCAAAGCGATTTCACTTAAATCCGCGTTACAATGCGGACAGATTGAAAGCAGTTTTTCAGTTTTGTATAAATATCCTTGAAGGTTATACTGCCCCTCTATGCGCTTGTATGAAGGTAATAAAGCCGCCATATATCATCGCCCCCACTTCAAACCGAAATCCGTGCGCTTGATTTTGCACACCGGCTCGTCGTTCAGCCAAAAGACAAGCCCCTCGTCGTTTACCCTTGTCAGCCAGTCACGGACGCCCTCGAAAGTCCTTTCAACGTCTACGAACTGCGTTCCGTGACGCCAAAGGGTATCGCCGTCAAGCTTGTAAGGATTGCCCTGAAAATGCACCCCCACCGCCTCATAGGTTCCGGAGGCTATCGGCGCCAGCCCCTGTTTCCGCGCTAAGTTATCCCGCGCCGCTATAAACCACTTGTCCGCCGGGTTGTCTTTATCGCACTTGACCCAGCAGGGGAAGTGTCCTGTAACAGGGTCGGGGAAAGGCTGACAGGGAATAGCACCTTCCGGGATTCGTTTCCCGGCTCTTGCGTCGTAGCGCTTATACAACACCCCATCAAAGACAGCACAGCACGCGCCGTCGTATTTGATTGTGGCGAACCCGTGCGCGAAAGCCTCTTCACAGCCGGGCGTGATGTTCGGAAGGACTTCAACAATTTTATGCCCCTCGAAACGTCTTTCAAAAAGTGTCGGTATTTTTCTCATGCTTCAACGCCTCCTCATTTGTTGCTTTCATACCGCTAACCGGGAATATATCCGGATTAAGTCTGTAAATTCCTCCCCTTCCTTTTCTGATGATGAAAGGCGGGTCGCAAGTCTGTAATTTGTTCATGCACTTATTTACTGACAGAAACGACGCCCCAATAGCTTCTGCTATTTCGTTGTATGTTGCATGAATATAATTATCCTCTCCCGCGTTCTGTATCAGCCAAAGGAATATCCGAACTTGTTGACTTTTATCAAAAGCACTTTCAAGAGATTCCGCGAACTTGCCCTTATATGCCTTAAAAGTTTTCTTCATCTGCAAATCTCCTTACCAGTCCACCGTATCGTCTTCACATACGTCTCCGCCCTCGATTTCTCCGAGTTGTTCGCCGTTGTAGATTGCTTTAGCGCGTTGCACCGTTTTCCAATCTCCTAAGCCAAAGTAATTCGGATTTAGCTGATAATATCCGGGCTGTATTCTCTTAATAATGCCCATTTTTGTAAACTTGACTACATTCCGCTCGATTGTCTGCACCGTGACGTTTATCCGTTTAGCGATGTCCTTCTTATATTTCCCGTTGATGGAGAACATCTGTCCGCCGTCTTCGCCGTTTGCGCGACTCGCTAACAACAAGAACGACAAGAGAACTTTCACTTCCGAATCAAATCCGGCATTGATTAAGTTATCAAGATAAAACCTTGCGTGTTTAGGCTCTTTAATTTTGTTTCCCTGTGTCATTTAGACAACCCCTTTCACGTTTTCGCGTTCTTTGCTTCTGATATAATTATAACACGCTTTCGGGATTCTGTCAAGTGATTTCATAAAATTTCACATAATTTTCATTTTACGCACGTCAACCCAGTCAACGTCGTCAATAACACCGACGCCGCGCCCTCCCGGGCGCGAGCGGAGGTTGTCGGGCAAAGTCCAGAAAAGTCAACCAAACGGAAAACCTTCTTTTTTCTCTTTGGCTGTCCTTCCGCAATCTCAAAGCGCTTTAATGCTTTAAAACTTTTATGTATACCTCGCCTTTATCAATATAACATACTTTTCTTTACTTTAATTTTTGATAAGCTCTTTTACAAATTTTATTAGCGTGATAATCTTTTTTTATTAGCGCAAAAACCCTAAACCCTACGCAGTTACAGCGTTTTTTCAATTTTTAACCCTCGCTTTTTCTCGCGTGCGCGTGCGCGTATATATAATATTATATATATATAATAATCAGTTTATTTCTTATTTTTTTACGTCGATTAAACGTCTATTGACTTTTATGGACGTTTACTGGCTTTTATTGACTTTGATTATAACCCCCCTGCCCCTAAGGGGGCAGGGGGTATTATGTACTGGTGATTAAACATCAATAAACGTCTATGGACTTTGCTTATATATTATATATATATATTATAGGGGCATCACGTTCCGTCATAAATGTCAATCGGATTTTGTGACGCCCAAAAATTTACAGCCGCACTCACCGCAGAACGGCGTTATTTTGTTCGGCTTGTATTTCTTGCCGCAGTTCGTGCAGTGGAGTTTCCCGCTTTTGGCTTCTTCCAAATACGCATATTTGGGTCGCTCTTTGCAGATGGATTTCAATGCGTATTGAAGCGCCGCCGCGTTTCCGATATTGCCCTGCATGAGTTCCGCCGCTATCATTTCGGCGATAATGTTCTTAATTCCATTTTTATCCATTGTTTTCTCCTTCAAGCTCCAGCCATTTATTGAGATACCAAACGGCTTTTTTTATGTCCTCGGCTCCGTTTTTGTGCTTGTGTCTCCAAATGTATTTGAATGCGTTGCAAATGCAGAAGTCCTGCACCGCGTCCACACCCTGCGTCGCTTTCATTGCGTCAATGCACTCAATGCCGTTTGTTTTGTAGTGCGACGGGTGGTTCACGCTGTTAGGCTCCGCCACGCTCGGTTCCGCTTTCGATTCTGCTATCTTTCCCATGTTCTGCTCAATAGCTTCGATAGCTACTTTCAGCGCTTCGATATACTCTTTGCAGATTTCGGCATTTTCTGCGTAAAAGATTGTAAAGCTCTTTCTGCCGTCGGTTATTCTCGTTAAATCATAAATCAGCTCTAATAAGCAAGTTTTGACACTTTCATTTGTCATCTTTATCAACCCTTTTCTCTCGTAATGATTCGCGCCCCACAATTCGGGCAATACTTGGACATCTTCGCGGGACTTTCTCCACAGTGCGAACAGAACGGATAGTAGCCGTCGCAATTGATATCCCAATGTGCGGTGGGTCTCTCTCTGTCGTATTCTTCAATCAGCTTATAAGCCTCTTGAAGCGTCTCCAGCGTTTGCGTATTGCCTAACTGATTAGCGTAAGACGTTATCAAATCGCATAAATGTTCTTTAACTTGGTTGATTGTCATGGGATTAGCTCCTTTCATTTCTTTTTGGTTTCGTTGCTTATTTGCTTATAGCTCCAAAGGTTCAGGATAACCAAAAGCAACCGAAAACAGCCTTTTGAATACTCTTCACGATATGCCGCACCGCACACGCCCACAAGAAGCAGGACGCATGACAGTAAAAGCATAGTCTTGTAAATCTCTTTCAATTCCTCGCACCTCCATAAAGGCGGCTGACGCGCTCGCTACGGCGTCCGCGCCGCCCCCTTATAGTTTTATACCCTCAGCCCCTCAAATGGCTCTAAGGGGCTTTCTCGTCGATTGTGGGACGTCTTAGCGCCTTGCCCTGTTTGTATGCTTCATTAAAACCCATATATCACACCCCCTTCCCTGCTATCGCCGTTAATTGAGGAAGGTGAGCCAAAAAGAAGTCTTTTTTCTGTTTGGCTGTCCTATGTTCGTCGCCCTCAAAGAACGCCGCTTTGAATCTTATACCCACTATTTGAGGCTTTTCGCGCTTGCCCATCGTGCTTTCGTGGATTTCTTCGTATTCGTAGACGTGTATAAAATCCGTCTTGTTCATTTCCTCAATAGCGGGTTTAATCGTCTTCATGAGCAAATTATAATTTCGCCCGTAAGTATTACCCACCTGAAACAGCTCCCGGATTTCGTCGCACGACAGGTGCCATTCGGTGACGCCGTTACGTTTGGACCCGTCCACCGCTAAAAGAAACTCATAGAACCGTTTGGCGTAATACGTCTTGAAAGTCAAGACGGTTGATAACTTAGGCTGGCTGTAATAGGCTTGTAAGTCTATCAGATACGGCTTTAAATCCTCCGAAAGCTTGAAATACAGGCGCCCGTCGGCGTAGCCGATAGACTGAAACCAAGCAACCAATTCCCACTTGTTATCGCCCTTTTTCACTTCGATGTACTTTGCCATCAGGTTCTTGCAAATGCCTTTTATATCGCGGTGAAGGTTCTTGAAGTCTATCCCCATGAACTTTGATAACTCCTTAAGCGTTACCGAATACGCCTTAAAGTCTTTATCTTCCTTGACGATGTTAGACACGGCTATCGAAATGATTTGCGATTCCCTCAGCGTCATGCGCTGATGTCCTGTTATCAGGTTGTTCGCCATCGCGACCCGATATTCTCCATTTAATTTCAGTTCGTTGATGTTCATTTTATCGCCTCCCGGTATCTATATTATAACACATCGTGATAATTAAATCAATGTCGTAATTGTAAACAATAAATAATTTTTCTATGAAGTTCAACACTTTTTTCTGATTTTATCCAGTTAACGGAAAATTTTCAACAGTCATTAAACATTAATTCAACACTTTCGGGGAACCGTTTCAACACTTTTTGCGAAAGCATTCAACATGACGAAAGTCAAATAAAAAAGAGTTTTTTAGAATTTTCAACAGCTTTCAACAAACCTTTCAACTTTTCAACAATCTTTCAACAAAGTTTTCAACTTTTCAACGATTTTCATGTTCTCAACACTTTGTCAACATCGTCAAAAAGTAGTTAAATCATCGTCATTAGGTAGTCAATTCATCGTCAAAAAGTAGTCAATTCATCGTCAAAAAGTAGCAGTAATAACCTCGGAACCGCGTAATTGTTAGCTTTTTAACGTCCCTAAGTATATTGTTTAAAGTAAATATATAAGTATTTTGTTTTAAGTAGCGCGGAGCGCGTTTTTTTCAAAAAAACGAAAAAAATTTTTTGATTCTCAAAGAAGCCAAAGAAAAAAGAGAGACGGACGGATATATCTCTTTTATTTTCCTTCTTAGCAACCCCCGACCCCTTAAGGGGGTCGGGGTGTATATACGTTATAAGATAATTAAGCGACTTAGGCAGAATATACAAACAGAAGCGCCTTCTTTGTGCATTTCGTAGAAATTACGAAAAGTCATAAAAGGCTATTGACATCTATGCCTCGATGTGATATAATATAATCAGAGCAAAGGACAAAAGGCGAAAGCCGAAACGAATGAAAAGAGGTTTACATCATGAGCAATAACAAACTTTTCGACGAATACGCGAACGAGTGCGAGATGTTCTTGCAGAGCGACAACGGCGGGAACGGGATACTCGTAACAGACGGCTGGGGGCATTGGTTTTACTGGAGCGAAAGCGAACTCCCGATAGCCTTAGACGCTGACACCGCAGAGGAAAACGCGGAGAGAATCAGGGCGGCTGTAAATAGCTTTGAACTCTATGACGCGGCGGACTTCGTGAACGAGTGCAACAACTCCGAAACCAATGAGGCTCACGCCGTCAAGGAATATAACGGACTTCTTGACATTGAAGCGCTTGAAGCTTACGAGAACGCAGGACGCACGATAGACACAACCAAATACATAAAAATATAAGGGGGTTCGCTTCATGGCTTTTACTTTTATAGACTTGTTCGCGGGGATTGGCGGGTTCCACTACGGTTTAGCACAATGCGGCGGCAAATGCGTCATGGCTTCGGAGATTGACCCGATAGCGGCGGGGACGTATTTTTGGAACTACGGTATTAAGCCGCTGGGGGACGTGTGCGCGATACAGTCCGCAGATATACCCAATTTCGATGTGTTGTGCGCGGGGTTCCCGTGTCAGCCTTTCAGCAACATCGGACGCAAGCAGGGATTTAACGACGTGCGCGGCTCTATGATTTTCCAAGTGGCGCGGATTCTTAAGGACTGCAAGCCAAAAGCGTTTATATTAGAGAATGTCAAGGGGCTTCTCACGATGGACAACGGGGAAACCATCAAGACAATTTATAAAATACTTAGTGAATGCGGTTACATTGTCGATTATAAAATACTTTCCGCGAATGATTACGGAGTACCGCAGAAACGCAGGCGGCTGTTTATAGTCGGGGTTCGTAAAGACATTAATAAGGCATTTGAGTTTCCCAAGCCTATCGGGTGCGATGTAGAACTGTCCGACATTCTCGGAGGGAAAACAGACAGGCGCTATTCTTTCACGCTTAGGTGCGGGGGTCGTCATTCGGGTTTAAACAATAAACATAATTGGGACTGTTACTTGGTTGACGGTAAAGAGCATTATTTAACAGTAGAGGAATGCTTGCAGTTGCAAGGATTCCCGAAAGATTTCACCCTTTGCGGGGGTGAGGGGCAAAAATATAAACAGCTTGGGAACTCGGTGCCGACGGTGTTTATTTCGGCAATCGGCAAACAGCTTATAAAAATCGGTATAATTTGAAAGGGGCTTACATCATGAAAGATTTAAAAGAACAAGAGCAGGAAAAGTGGGCGGATATTCCCGGATATGTTCAGAGCTTCACGGCTCTCGGAAAGACTTACAGCCGACCCATGTATCGCGTTTCAAACATGGGCAGGGTAATGTCCGATTATGGGCAGGGGTGCAGGGAGATAACGCCGCAGGTGAGCAATTACGGGCAGAAGGTGGTATTCCTCACGGGTAAAGCCTCAAACGGAGAATCGTCCACCGAGATGTTGTCTTTGTTGGTTGCGAGGGCGTTTGTTCCGAACCCTAACGGATACAAGTTTATCAACTTCAAAGACGGGGACCCGCTGAACTGCCGGGCGGACAACATGGAATGGACAGCGCTCACCGATAAACAGCGCAAACACTACGAGCAAGCAACAAAGAAAGTGAACCAATACGGATTAGACGGCAAATATATCAAGACGCATATAAGCGCGATAGAGGCGGCTAAGGACATCGGAGACAATAACGCGGCGAATGCTATCCGCAATTCTTGCAAGACACACCAGCTCGTCGGCGGTTATCAGTGGCGCTATACTAAAAACAATCCGGAAGGCGTGGACATAGAGCCGAAAACAAGGACGATTGTAAAATACATCATGAGGGACAAAGAGACAGGCGCGGAGCTTATGGAATTCCCCGACATTAAGAAAGTGGCGGAATTTCTCGGAAAGCCTTCAAAAATCATTCAGGGTTCTATCTGTCAGTGCTACATGGGCAAGCGTCCCAGCGCTTACGGCTACAAGTGGGAGAGAATTGAAACGGAGGAGGCTTTTCAATGAACTGTCTTAAAAATCCGCGCTTAAAAATGCGCAACCAAATAAAGGCGTTAAACAGGGCGCTGGAGCTTAATATGTCGCATTTAGGGATATTGCTCTACACCGCAAACAAATTTGCGGCGCCGTACTTCTCAAAACCTTTCTGCAAAGAGTTTTGCGAGTGCTATTTCGAGATGATAGACGAATATGCAGACGATAGCGAAAGACGCGACTACTATATCCGCAACGGACTGAAAAGGGCGCCTTGGCTGACGGCGGTAGAGATTCGCCAAATAATCGACAGGATAGCAAGCAAAGCAACGGACCCGCTCGACGTGTCCATCTATAACAATCCCGGCTTTTATATTCAGTTCGTGCGGGATATGCTGTTTATGTTTATCGTGCTCCATGAAAACGCACACGTCGGGCGCATACGCTCCGAAAGACTTATAAACGCGCTTTTGGCGACTGAATATCCCGACCCGCTCGAATGGCTTAAGGGTATCGGGATAGAGTTGCAAACAAACGACGACAGCGCTTTCGCCCTTATTCAGGGGCTTAATAAAACGCCTAAGCCGATAGCAACCGAGCGCGAAATCCTTGACGCTCGCAGGGACTTAGCCGCGTTAAAGGCTTATCAAGATGAAGAGCTGGAGCAGGCGTTTAATAAAGCGTGTCAAGGCGGATTAATAAAGGGGTGATAGCATGAACGCGGATTCTATTTCGTTGATTGTTTTAGCGGGTTTAGCGTTTGTAATTGTGCTTGTGATTATTTGGGCGATTTATCAGGAAGAAAGACACGACGATGGATATTATTTTGAGGACAGCGAGGGAGATAAAGATGAACACGCAGAAAAGCCGAATAAATTGCCGTGATAGACACGTATATGAGAACATCATAAACGCAAACCGCGAATATTACGAGGGTGTTATAGCACAGATGAAGGCAGAGAACGCGGCGGAAATCGCTGACAAGGACGCGGAAATCGAATATTATAAGAACGCGGCGGAGATTGCCACACGCTCCAAATATAGAGCGCTGAACAGCAAAGCCGAAAGGCGCAAGGACTTGATGGCATACGGCGCGGCGGTTATTTTCGTAGTGGTTGCGGTTTGGCTTGGTGTTATGGATCTTCATGAGTTTTCTTTGTGGGCGGGTGGTATTTAATGCGTAAGACGGGCATAAGCTACCACAAATGGACGCCGCAAGATGATAAAATTTTGATATGTATGACGCAATACGGCGCGAGCGCGTCTGTTATTGCCTTCCTGTTGGGAGTAAGTCCGGAGGCGGTAAAGCAACGCCGCCGGACGCTCCGAAATAGGAACCAAGAAAAATAAACAATTAAAGGCACTCGCATTTGTGCAAAACGTAGAAAATCAAAAAGAGTATTGACAAACATGACTAAAAGTGATATAATATAAGTATCGAAAGGGGAAACCCGAAAGGAGGAAACCATGAGAGAGTTTCTAAGAGACTTGCGCAAAGAACGCAAGTTGTCCCAAGATGACATCGCAAAGAGCATGGGGCTAACTCAGTCTTTTTATAGCATGATTGAAACCGGTGAGCGGGTTGAACGCATGGCTATCGAAATGGCTGTGAAGTTCGCGAACGTGCTGGGGATTGATTCGGGGGACTTCATCGAGCGCGAAATGGAATGGGAGCGGGAAAACCTGAAAGAAGGCGAATAACATGGACGCACTGCTTGAGCGTGTGGAGTTTGAGAAGATAAATGGAGAAGAACTCCGGGCGATACTTCTCAAAGCTTCATACGAATGCGAACAAATCGGGTTGAAATCGGAGGCGATAGGCTATCGCATAAAAGCCTCGTTACTTGTAGACGGCAGAAACTACGTCGTACAAACCCGGATATCATACCACACTCTTGACGAGTACATGAACCATAACAACTATTTACTGTGTAACGAACTTCAAGAACGTTTACGCACATGGAAAAAGGAGAACGAAGAAAATGAAACTCTATGAACTTTCAGAAGCTTATCGAAACTTGTTTGACAGCCTTGAAGACAGCGCACTCGACGAGGAACGGACAGAAGAGGAACGCGCAGAATTCGAGGACGCTTGGTTCGCCGGGCTGGTAATGCTTGACGGGCTGTTTGACGAAAAAGCCGCAAGCATTGGCGCATGGGTCAAGGAGCTTGAAGCAGACACAAAGGAAATGCGGGAGGCGGAGAAGCGTATCGCCGCACGGCGTAAAGCCAAAGAGAACCTCGTTACACGGCTTAAGGCTTATTTACTGGGCGAAATGACGGCAGTGAACCGCGTAAAGATTGAGACTCCGCAAATTCGTATTACTCTACGGAACAACGCGGAAACGGCTCAATTTAGCGACGAAAAAGCTTTCGTCAAATGGGCGGAGCAGAACTGCGACGACTTCCTGAGATACGCAGAACCCGAAATAAATAAGACAGCCGTAAAAGAATACTTAAAGCAGGGCGGCGAAATCGAGGGCGTGACGCTTGGGCGCACTCAATCGGTTTTGATTAAGTGAGGCAAGCACGATGGCTCTTAAGTATATAAAGACAGTCGCCGGGGTGGGCGTCCCCGGTGACAGTCCACACGAAATATATACAGATGATTTATTTAAGCGGGACGGCGTAATGCTCCACAGATACACCGACGGCGGCGGCTCCGAACGCTCCGCAATCTTTCGGGACGGCGTGGAAGTTTATAACGTAGACAGGAGCAGGGAGCAAGAAATGATATACTCTTACCGCCGTCAACTGTATCTATACAAATTCGGCGCCAAAAATACATTTATGTAAAGGAGATATAAAAATATGGGACTTCCGGTTTTAATCGTGGGAGAAAGCGGGAGCGGCAAATCTACCTCGCTTCGTAACTTCGACCCCTCCGAAATAGGGGTGTTCAATGTAGCGTCTAAGCCTCTCCCGTTTCGGAAAAAACTGCCGTTGATGAACGGTGCAAGCTATGAGGCGATAGCAAAGTCGCTTAGTTCGCCGAAACTTAACAAGTACGTAATAGACGATTCGCAATATCTGTTATGTTTCGAGCTTTTCCGCACGGTGAACGATGTAGGCTATCAGAAATTTACTAACATGGCTTTAAATTTTTATAATCTTATTCAGTTCATCATTTACAAAACTCCGCCTAACGTTATAGTTTACTTTCTGCACCATGCAGAAACAACCGCAGACGGCAAGGTGAAAGCCAAAACAATCGGCAAGATGTTGGACGAAAAGCTGACAGTGGAGGGACTTTTTTCAATAGTTTTGTTCTGTCAGAATGACGGCATAACACACAAATTTATAACCCAGTCAGACGGGAAGACAACGGCGAAATCGCCTATGGATATGTTTGAACTGGAAATGGACAACGACTTGAAACTCGTGGATACTAAAATCCGCGAATATTACGAACTTTAAGGAGGAAATTGAAAATGATAAAAGGTATGAATGGCTACTCACAGGCACAGGCAACCAACTTCACAGGCGTCGAACTTCCTAAGCTTGCTCCCGGCGGTTACGTCCTCGCAGTGCAGGCGGTGAAGATTGAAGAAACGCAGTGGGGTCCGAGACTTGCTTTCAAGTTTGAGATTGCGGAAGGCGAACATAAGGGCTTTTTCGGCAAGCTCTACGCGGCTACTCCGAAAGAGTGGGGCGACGTCAAGTGGAAAGGCACATATCGCCTCAAGATTCCGCAGAATACCGGAGACGCGGAAAAATATGCAAAGTCTCTCGGCTTCTTTAAGTCTCAGCTTGAAGCGTTCGAGCAGTCTAATCCGGGCTTAAAGATTAACGCGGAGGGAGACTGGGACGAGCAGATGCTGGCGCGTAGATATGTAGGCGCGATATTCAACGAAAAAGAATACGACTGGAACGGCAAGACGGGATTTTTCACGCAGTGTAAAAGGTTTGTGAGCGTCAACGACATCAGAACCGGAAACTTCACAATACCCAAGCCCGACTTGCTGAACCGCAACGGCGGAGCGTTCGGCGCCTTCACCGGTACCGGAGGCGGGTTTAACGGAGGCGCGTCCAACGGTTCCAACTTCTCCAGCTTTTTGGCTTCGGAGATTCCGCCCGTTCCCGCTGGACTTAACGGCGCACCGCAGGGCAATATGAACAATGTACCGCAGGGAAATCTTCCCGCCGGCGTACAGATGGCAAATCAGAACTTTAACCCCAACACGGCATATAATACACCCGCTAACAGCGTGACAGGTATGCAGGACTTTCAGGTGTTCGGCGGTGACGATGGCGGTGTACCCTTTTAAACATGACTAACACGGCAAATATAAGACTGGACAGCCGTCCCCCACCAATGGGGGGCGGCATAAATATAAAGGGGATAGCGCTATGAGTTACAGAATAAAAGTTGATGATATCTTGGGTTTTGCGTCTTCGGTAAGCACCGAGACCCGACAAAAGGGCAATGAAATATTTTTCAAGTATTGCCCTTATTGCGGCGGCGGTTTATCGCATGACAAGGAGACGTTCTCCATAAACACAGAGAGCGGCGCCTTCAAGTGTTTCCGGGCGTCGTGCGACAAGTCCGGGCATTTTGTACAGCTTGCAAGGGACTTTAACTTCCCGATTGAGTTTGAAGATGACAGAGCCAAAAAGGTTTATAAAGCCCTCCCGCAAATAAAACCGCCGGTGCGCGAGCCGGCGCTTAAGTATCTTATGAGCAGAGGGATATCCGCAGACGTCGGGCGCCGTTATGGTGTAACCACTGCAAATTGTAACGATAATGTTTTGATGTTTCTTTTCAGGGACGAAAACGACACTTTGAAATTTATTAAGTATCGTAATTTACTTTATAACAAAGACGCGGAGCGCAAACAGGTTAAAGAGTGGTGCGAGGAAGACACCCAGCCTATACTTTTCGGCATTCCGCAGTGCAAGGACTTCAAACGGCTGGTTGTTACAGAGGGACAGCTCGACAGCCTTGCCGTAGCAACCGCCGGCATTGATAACGCTGTAAGCGTTCCTACCGGTGCGAATGGGTTTACATGGGTTGCGCCTTGCTTTGATTGGGTATCGCGGTTTGATGAAATAATTATATTTGGAGACTGCGAAAAGGGTAGGGTGACGCTTGTCGATGGCTTCAAATCCCATTTTGCGCACAAGCTTTTGAAAGTCGTGAGGGTGGAAGACTATCTCGGGGAGAAGGACGCAAACGACATTTTGCGGAAATACGGCGCGGCGGCAGTTCGGGAATGTGTCGAGAACGCCGTTGAAATTATGGACAGTCACGTCAAGCGTCTTGCAAGCGTTAAGAGCATTAACATAGAAGCTCAGGAACATATCAAAACTGGCTTGAATGGCATAGACAAACAGATAGGCGGCTTATATATGGGGACGGTGACGCTTTTAACAGGACGGCGCGGAGAAGGTAAAAGCACACTGGCGTCCCAGTTTATCGCCAATGCGCTCAATCAGGTGGACGCCTCCGGACAGCCCTATTCCGTTTTTATATATTCCGGAGAGCTTCCGGACTTTCATTTTAAACGCTGGCTTGATTTACAGATAGCCGGCAATAAAGTCATAAAATATAAAAACGAGTATGGCGAGGATACATATACGCTTGACGATAGCACCGTAGACGCCATAAACGCATGGTATTATGATAGGGCGTATATATATGATAATACCGTAATGCCCGACGCGGAGAACGAGCAAAACGAATTATTGAACGTTATTGAAAACGTGATAAAGCGGTATAATACTAAATTAATCTTAATTGATAACCTTATGACGGCTATTGATTTTTGTGACAACGATGATTATTACCGCGCCCAGTCGCTCTTCGTCGGCAAGGTTAAACAGTTAGCAACCAAATACCAAGTAGCAGTCTTGCTAATAGCTCACCCGCGTAAAGAGGGCGCAAACTCTAAGGGTTTAACGAATGATAGCGTGTCCGGCTCCGCCGATATAACTAACCGCGTTGACGTCGTTATGACTTTTGAGAAAGCAACCAACGCAGAAAGGACCCAGCAGAAACCCGTTTCGGGATTCGTGAACATCACAAAAAACCGACTTACGGGCAGGCTGACGAATGAACAAACAAAGATACCCACATATTACAGCGAATCAAACAGGCGCATGAGTTGCAACGATGTAGAGGCGTCGATGGTTTACGGGTGTTTTACGGACAGCCGTAAAGAAGAAAGCGACATGGCTTTTGAATTCGGGGACGGAGGCGAATTTTTTTAATGGCTGAAATATACGAACAATTATCTTTTATAGACTTTAATGAGCCTGATTCTCCTAAAAAGTCTAATAAAGTAAAATTTGACGACTACAAGGGATTCGTGAATAAATTTAAGCCCAAAAAGACGACGGACGATTGCTATACACCCGCGATAGTTTACGACGCTATCGCGGCGTGGGTCGTAAACGAATACGGCGTGAGCAAGTCCGATTTTGTGCGCCCCTTTTATCCGGGTTACGACTACACCGCGTTTGATTACTCCGGCAAGATAGTAGTAGACAACCCGCCCTTCTCCATCTTGGGGGAGATTATAAAATTTTATATAAAAGAGGGCGTAAAATTTTTTTTGTTCGCTCCGGCTCTTACAAGCTTATCACACGCCGAAAAGTCTTGTTGCTTCATCTGCACGGATTGCAGTATCACATATAAGAACGGCGCAAACGTCAACACGGCTTTCTTGACGAACTTAGAACCGTATGAAATAGCTGTAAAGACGTCCCCCGAGCTTTCCGCGATAGTGGACGCCGCAAACGAAAAGGCGCAGAAGAAAGCACCGGAACTGCCTAAATATAGTTATCCGCCGGAAGTCGTAAACGTCGCATTAATAACGACTTTCGCACGGCATAAAATTCCAGTGAGCCTTAGACGTGACGAGCTTCACTTCGTTCGGGAACTGGACAGCCAAAAAGCAGTCGGGAAGAAGATGTTCGGCGCGGGATTCCTCACGACGCACGAAAAAGCCGCCGAACTGATTGAATTGCGGCGGCAGGCTGAAATAGCCAAACAGAAAGCGGAAGAAGCGCGGTGGCTTAATGCGGACAGCTCCCGCATGGTTTGGGAGCTGTCAGAACGTGAAAAGAAAATAATTGAAGAGATGGAAAAGAGGCTCGACAATGGGACGCAGTAAATATAATAATAAAAAAATAGAGGTTGACGGAATTATATTTGATAGCCGTCGGGAGGCTAACAGATATAAAGCGCTTAAGCTCTTAGAGCAGTCCGGAGAGATAAGCAACATAGAGCGGCAGAAGCGGTTCGAGCTTATCCCGAAACAAACAGACGCAAACGGCAGAACTGTCCGGGCTTGCTCTTATGTTGCGGACTTCGTTTATATCGACAAAGACGGGCGGCAAGTCGTGGAAGATGTTAAGGGTATGCGCACGGACGTTTATAAGATTAAGAAAAAGCTAATGCTTTATGTTCATGGGGTTACGGTGATAGAGACATGACGCAAGCGGAATTATTAGCCCACAAAGACAAGCCCGTCCGCTTTCGTGATTGCGTTTTGATTCTGAAAGCGGCAAAGGGTACGAGATACCCCGACGGCAATGTCCGAATTAAATGCCTCTTGCAAGACAGAAAACTAAAAAATAGCTATGTGATAGCAAGAGCGGAAGAACTAAAGCCCATATAAAAAAACGAAACCCGCCACAGCTTTTGCCGTGACGGGTTTAACCGTTGAAAGGAGATTAATAAATGAACAAAGAACCCAATACACATGGACAGTCAAAAATACATGGAGGTGCCATTCATGATGATTATATATATATTATAACACATCGGGGCGCGTTTGTCAAGCCCCTTAAACGAAAAACCCGCGAAATTTTCACGGGCTTCTCGTTTTGCGGAAAAGATGATATAACGTTCTGCCTTTATTCTGCGGCATACGTATGTATATATTATAACACATCGAGCGCGGGTTGTCAAGGGGTGTAAAATTGGAAATATAAAAATACACTTTCTATTTGGTATATCTTGTTATACCAAATAGGTATATATATTTTACACCAACTAAACACCAACGGACAAAAAAATACACCATGAAATAATATACAAAATTATTGCTTTTGTTTTGTGCAAGCATACAAAGTTTAAAAACTTCCCCGAAAGTGCTTGACATATATTTCAAAGTGTGATATAATATAATCAGAAACAAGGAACACAGGGCAAAGCCCAAAACCGAACGGAGGCTGTCACCATGACAAACAGAGAAGAAGCAAAGAAAGCATATAAAGAAGCTAAGGCGGCATGGCAGAACGACATGAGCGACGCGAACTGGCGCAGATTCTGCGAGGCGAAAAGAGTTTGTATGCTTCTCGGTATAAGGATATAAAAGAACATAAACACGGGCGGCGACAATGCCGCCCAAAACCGAACGGAGGAAAACGATATGTATAAGAATTTCAGAATATACAGAACGGAAAACAACGCTTTTATTGTAAGAGCAGACAGCAAGCGCTTCGGAAAGCAGGCAATCGTATTTGAAAGCTACAACGTTAAGGACTGCGTAAAATGGATATACGCTAATCACTACAACAAAGACGGCAAGCTAATAACCAACGCAAGAAGCACAAACAAGGTTTATACAATGGCAATGAGCACCTGCAACATAGATAATAATTTTTGGTATAAGCCCGAATAATCAATAATCACAGGGCGGCACAAGCCGCCCACAACCGAAAGGAGTAATTCATATGAATGAAAAAATAAAAGTTTACTACTGTACGACGATAGTTGACGGGAAAGTATACGATGTCTACTGTGAGAAGTTTCCCGACGGGCGCTATAATCTGACAACCAAAGAAGCACGATATGTGGGTACTGTGTCAGATGTGCCGCATGCTAAATATATCAAAGAAAGGTAAACCACAACTAAAAAGGCGGACGCCGTAAAGCGTCCGCCGTGTATTATTTCATGATAAGCTTTATAAAGTTTTCGCCCACTTCTCCAGTTTCTTCAAAGCGGTTTTTCTTCTGCACGTCCTTCACAGCGTTTTCGGTGCCGCCGCCGAACCCTCCGGAATCATCGAGGGAGGTATATCCCAGCGCTTTAAGTCTCTGCTTCATGCAGAAGATACCGTGCTCGCCGGGCTTATCCTTATCGCCTTTCTTATACCATGTTACGGCGTCGAGCTTTCCTTTCGGTTCGGGGTCGTAACCGTTAAGCCCTGCCGACTTGATAAGTTTAGGGTAATCAATATAGCATATATCGGTGTCAACGTTCCCCGATATGCCGGAGAATCTGCCGCAGTCGCTGTTCTGCCACATACCAACAGCGCCGCCCCAATTGAGCACCCCGCCGTATTCAGCAAGCCAAAGAGCATAATTTGCGCAAACCTCTTTGGACAGGAACGACTGCGCCGGGCTTCTGCTGATGTAGATACCGGCGAAATAGCCCTTCTTTTCAAGCTCGTTACAGAAATTAATACACTTCCCGGAAACGTCTCCGGAGCAAGCTGTCCCCTCAATGTCGAAATATATAGGATATTCGAATTTTTTGCCCTTTATTACTTCCATGCAGGCTGACGCCTCATAAATGGCATCTTGAGGGCTTGCCGCGTAACTGAACCAATACACACCGACGGGAATGCCGTACTTTTTACATTCGGAATAAGAGCGCTCAAACTCCGAATCTTTCTGCCCGGAATATCTGCCGTAACCCGCTTGGAGGATTACAAAGTCAACCTCGTTTTTGAGCTTTGAAAAATCGGGCTTGCCCTGATAGCGTGATATGTCTATTCCCTTTTTAGCCATGATTCTCCCTCCTTAGTCGGACAGCATACAAACGCCGTCGCTTGCGTATGACTTGCCGTTTATATTTACGTCGCATTCCGTCAGCGCGAACTGGTTAAACGTTGCTATATATACTTTCGGCGCATTATGTCCTCCGGTAAAAACAACAGGCGTGAGAGATGTCGTTGTCATCGAGCGCGATAACGTCGAAAAGTCTGCGGCATTTGAAACAGGCGTGAAGATGGTGGTGTCGTTTTTTATATCCGCAAAAAAATATGTGCGTCGAACGGCGCTGATATCTCCGTTGACAACTGAACCCACTATGCACGTATCGCCGCCCTCGTTTTTAGTGATAAAAAATACTGTTTTGCCGTAGTTGGTCGAGCTATTCATACTGGCAACACTGACAAGCAAAACGCCGTTAGCGGTTTTTTTCGCGTATTGCCACAACGCCGCGTTAGGGCTTGTAAAACTGCCGTTTACACTCTGCACGGCGTTACCGTTGGCAAGTGTAACCTTTCGCGCTGTTGTTCCGTTCATTCCAATGAGCAAAGCGACGGTTTCCCCGACGTAGCAGGAAATATTCCCGCTCGAATCTGCCTCAATGGTATCAAAATAATCAGCGGCGTTTTCCTGCAAGTATGCCAGCAGTTCCGACGCCTGAGCCGCGAGCGTCTGTCCTGTAAATGTAGTTTTTACAATAGCCATAATCAAATATCCTCCCTTTCTGCATTGCCCTGAATGCCTATAAATGCACTCGCTACGCCTTGCGCCTGTCCTACTGTAAAGCCGCCGCTACCCTCTCCGATTACGGACTTCACAACCACGAAATTTACCAAGTTAGCGCCTACAAGCGGATTTCGTAAATTTATTTTTGCCGCCGCTCCCGTGCCGGTGATAGTGTAATCTATACCGCCCACAAGATAAACGCCATTTGAAAAGGCAAGCAGTAAATCGGCGTTTGAATCATATTCGTTTATGCCTACCATGATTTCGGAAGTCGTACCGCTGACAGATACCGAATTATAAAACTGGTGTAGCGTTGTGTCTACCCTCAGTTCCTGCGTAAGGCTTGCGAACCACGTTTCGTATTCGTCTTTTTTTGCTTCAAAGTATGCGTCAATTGCCGCCGTTGTGGCATTGAAATAATTTTCGTAGGCTGTCTGCCACTGGTTGTAGAGTGTAGATGTGTCAACCTGATTTATTAAGCCGGTGACGAATCCACAAAGTGCAGACATACGGAAATCAACAATCATATCTTGCGTGATTGCGGTTGTATTCTTCATGACTTTTATGACTGCTATTTGCAAATCATAAATGTCATTATTGCGGATATAATGCGGCGTATCGGGGACGCCGCTGGAGTTTTCGCCCTTGACAAGCACCAGCCCAATTTCGCGGGTGATTGCGTTATATCTTAAGAAGATAGCGTCGTAACGATTCATTGATGTGTCAGCCGCGTCAATTTGTAAAGTTATCGGCGCGTCGTTCTTGACCCATCGGGATTTTATCATAGCCCGACCCGTGCCGACTATTACGGACATACCCTCTCCCGCCGTGACGTGGAATTTTTCGCCGACGTCTTCATAAATGCCGTTAGAGATTAAGCCCTCAAAATATAATGTCATTTGTTCGGCATTATAGAGCCTGTCACCGTTGACACTGTTAAAAAATCCGCTTGTTATTGCCATTTACTCTTCCGCCTCCCATTTCTCAAAAGTGGGGATAACCTTATAGCCGGTATCGTCCCAACTTTCTATTATTTCGATGATTCGGGGTCTTGCAACCGCCCCATAACCATTATCAACCGTAACAATATCCCCGAGATTATAGTCAACTTTATATTTGTATGTTGTATTCGGTTCGACTTCTCCCTCGAATCCCTTTATGTCTTTGTGCTCTGATAGTTTTTCGTTGCCGCGATTAAGGAGCATATCCAAATAATCCGCGTCGGGTATTTCTCCCTCGTTCGATGATATGTCACGGGCGTCAACATAGATTTCACGCAAATCCAAGCCGGAAAGAGGTGAGCCGCCGACATAAGCGGAGCGCCGTGCATCTCCTTCACCCTCTCCGAGAATGAACGCCGCATTTCTATATTTTGAAGTCTTTTTGTAATAGTCGGTATTGATGATATTATCAAATTCCCTCGAAAAGACTACATCAGTTTCGCGCCCCTGATAAAGCGAAAAAACAAAATTCCCGCTATCGTCCGGAAGTACCTTGAAACCAAAGCCGTAAGTCGTTCCCAACTCGGTAATAGCTTGCATGAGGTTAGCCCCGCGCATTTGGGTTTTTATATTCGCCGGAAGTGTAAAAGATTCATCAACTACGAAATTCGATACCCTTCTGTCCGGCGCCGTGCAGTCCTCCCCGATGTTTTCCTTTACAAGCTTGTAAGCAACGGCGGCGGCGTCGTTTGTCTCTATGATTGTAAGCGGCAGAATAACACGCCAAGAGAGGATTCCCTCAAGGGATTGACCCGAAATAATATAATAGTCACCATTTTCGGCATCTGTTTTTATTTCGACGTCCTCAATCATCATTAAGCCGTCTTCATCGTCACGCGCTATATATTTATACGTTGCAAGCCATTCCGACAACTGAGAGGTGGCGGGAGCGTATAACTCAAAATCCCCACAAGTATAATAGCGCTTTACCCATATAAGAGAACTGAAAACGTCCATAACTTCCTGCCGCTTGAAATCATCATCACAAAAATATAAATTCATGATTAGACCCCCTCGAAAAGCTGAACAGAAGAAAGAACGCACTTCAAAGCGCTTTGCCCTTCTGCCGCGCTGTATCGGATTTCGTTCTCGCCCGGTTCGAAAACTATCCACGTCGAACCCTCTGTCCTGTTATTCAGCAGGCTTGTTTTTACGCCTTCCCTTATCAGGTATACAGATTTTTCGCCGCGCTGGGTGTTAATTACTATCGTGTCGCTTTCTTGCATTGTGACAGTTAAGCCAAAAAATGTGTTATTAGTTACGTTGTAAAAAATCGGGTTAATTATATCATCAGCCAAAGCCGTAAAGGTAATAATGCCGCCTGTTTCCACATTTCCCGCGTTAAAGTATGTCACCGCAACCTCCCCAAGCTCCGAGAACGGTATGCCAGCGGCTTCGATAGCGAACGGGAACTCGAATAAATCTGTAACCGTGTCGAAATCTATTTCGGTTTCGTTTACCGCTTTCCAGTAAGGAGAAGGACAAATAATAGATATTTGCGGTTGCTGGAGCATTTGGAAAAGGTTATTTTCAAACGTTTCTATATATCCGTCGATATATACGTCCAAATGTTCGTTTTTATAAAATATTCTGACGGGCTTTTTTACCTTGAAATATTTATACAAGTTTATGCGGTTTTCCTCGATGTCCCCGCGAATGTTTAGCGAGATTACAACATTGCGCTCGTTAATACGAGCGCTGTTGTATCTTGTGCCGTCAATACCGCTTACAGGGGTAGTATTTATAGCGGCGGGAGCGGGATTTAAACCATATACAGCCAAAATGTCGTAATTGGGATTGTTGGACAGCTCCAACACTTCCCCGCGTTCGTTCTGCACTGAAAGTTCAAACACTTACCTCGCCCCCTGCATTCTTAAGAGATTTTTAGACTGTCTATAAATTTCCAGACGTGACAGCGCTTTCGGGCTGTTGTTCGTTTGATAGAAATTATTGGTAACGCTCTGCACCGGTGCGCCTACACCGCCGGACGTCCCTATAATACTATTATACAACCTTTTCGCGATTTCGTCAAGCCATTTTGTATTATTTTCTAACGGCACAACCGCTTCGGCGCCGGAACCCTCCAGCAGTCCGAGCTGTCCGCGTTTCAGGACGCCGCCCCGTGCAAGACGCGGCAGGCTGATTTCGGACATTTTGGAGATATCCACGCCGGGAAGTTCGTTAATCAAATCAAGGGCGCCATTGATAGCCCGAGGGACTGCGTTCAAGCCGTTCTCGATGGTAGCGATTACGGAATTAATAGCAGTTTTGAAGGCTCCGCCGATAGCGTCGCCGATTTTCGTACCGATGGACGTAAATTTCTCCTTGATGATGTTCCAAATGTTCCCGAAAAAGTCCCCGACGTTGCTAAATACGTTCTTAATTGCCTCCCATGCGCTTTTGAAGACACTTGCAAAATAGTCCTTGACAGCCGCAAAAACTTCCTTGACGTTGTTCCAAACGCCGGAAAAATAGCCCTTGCAGTTATCCCAAATCTTTTTGACTGCCTCCCAAGCTCCGGAGAAATCACCCTTAAAAACTTTTTCGACAACCGAGAAAATAAGCTTTATATTTTCCCATAGCGTTTTGAAGTAATTAACGACGTTATCCCAAACGGCTTTGATTGCTGTCCAAGCGGCTTTGAAGAACCCGCCCAGCACCGTCTTAACAACGGAGAAAATAGCCTTGATGTTCTCCCAAATCGTTTTAAAATACGTCTTAGCAATGTCCCACACGCCGGTGATGTAGTCCCACGCGGCGGAGAAGAAAGAACCAAGAACTTTTTTAGTCCCCTCAAATGTCGCTTTGATGTTCTCCCAAATGCCTTTGAAGTAGGGCGCTACAAAATCCCAAACGGCTTTGATTGCACCCCATGCCGCCGCGAACATTTCCTTAACGCCGTCGATTTTGTCGGACGCCCAAGAGAAGAACGCGGAAATTGTCTCCTCGCAATCCATGAAGAAGTCGGAAATTGCTTCGTTTATGGGAAGACTTCCGAGCCAGTCGAACAGCTCAGAAAATGCACTTTTTACCGGCTCTATTAAATAGTCGTTGATAGGCTCCAAGATACCCTCCAACCATTCAGGGGCGCGGCTTATGAAATCCGCCACGGCTGTTTTAACCGTTTGGAATATCTCAATAAATGCGTCAAGAACGGCGGGAGCGTTATCGAGTAAGGTGTGAACGATAGCGTCGATAATTTTGGGAATCTCCGGAGCAAGTGCGCCGATGATTACCGGGAGCGCGTCCAATATGGCTATAAACAACTTTACCCCTGCTTTTGCAATTGTGGGCGCGTTCTTTGTGAAGAATTTAACAATCGCGTTTATTATATCCGGGAGCGTTTTGGCTATCAGGGGCAGTATTTTCGGGATAGCGTCAACGATTGCCTCGAATAGAGTTATAGCCGCGTCTAACACTTTGGGCAGTGCGTTTGTAAGAGCGTCACCGATAGACCCCACCATGTCAATAACGGCATCAATTAAGCCGGGAAGAATTTCCGGGATAGCCTCTATTAGCGCCGTGAAGATGTCAACAGCCGCAGAAAGAAGCACGTCGAACTGCTCCGAAATGACGGCGGCTATTTTCTTGACGGTATCGGGGAGCGCGTCGGTTATGTCCTTGATAATGTCCGGGAGTGCGTCGGCTAAATCCCGCGCTAATGCCGTAAGCGTATCTATAAACATCGGCAGAGCGTCGAGCAGACTGTCGATTAAGTCGGGCAGAACTTTTTTAATAGCTTCAAACCACTTTTTTAACTGCTCCCCAGTTGCTTGAATTTGCTTGTTGATAATTTGCGCCACAACGTCTACAAGTTTCGGGGACATTTCCAAAAGTGTAGCGCCTAAGCTGGTAACAAGGGACATAACAACGTCGATGGCTTTCGGCAAAGCGTCCACAAGCTTGTCAAGGATATTTGAAACGATGTCAGAGAGCGCCGCGCCTACTCTGTCAGCCGCACCATCTACGCCGTTTATTAAATCCGTTAAAGCCGGGATAACCTCGTTTGTTACCGCCTGAACAATCCCGCGCAAAGGTGTTGTAAACTTCTCGTATAAAGTAAGCTCAAACCCCTCAAACGCCGACGAAAGCTTGGTTAAATCGCCCTCAAGATTGTCCATCATGGTGTCAGCCATTTCCTTTGCCGCGCCCTCGCTGTTGTTTATAGCGGCGGTAAGCTTTTCAAAATCCTCGTCGCTGGAGTTCACAAGAGCCATGAAGCCCGAAAGGGCATTTTTACCGGCTATCATAGAGGCGTACTGGGCTTTCAAAGCGCCCTCCGCGCCATAAGCGCGTTTCATGAGTGTGGATTGCTCCGCTGCTATGTTCTTAGTTCTCTGCTTGTAATCGTTTTCAGTGATTTCACCCGCCGCGAACTGTTCGTCAAGTGACGCCTGAGATTTTTCTAACTCTGCAAGCTTTTTGTTGAATTCATCAACAGGGATTCGAATTTCGCCGAACACCGAGCGCAAATCGCTGACGGTTTCGGAAAGGCTTTTCATGGATTTGGTTCCGTCGGCGTTGGTTTTCTCCATCGATAAACCAAGAGCCGCCATTGCCTCTCCGCTTTCCTTTGTGGGTGCTGTCATACGGGTAATAATAGAGCGGAGAGAGGTGCCGGCTTGCGTTCCCTTGATTCCTGCGTTAGCCATTAAACCAACAGCAACGGCGGTGTCTTCCATCTCATAACCGAGAGAACCGGCAAGGGGCGCGACATATTTAAACGTTTCGCCCATCAATTCCACGTTTGTGTTCGCGTTTCGGGACGCCGCCGCCATGATGTCGGCAAGTCTTCCCGAATCTTTCGCCTGCTTTCCGAATGCGGTAAGGGCGTCCGTTACGATGTCGGACGTAGTAGCCAAATCAGTATTTGAAGCCGCCGCAAGGTTTAAAACGCCGTCAATGCCGTCAAGCATGTTTTCAGTTTGCCAGCCAGCCATTGCCATGTACGAAAATGCGTCAGCCGCTTGCGAGGCTGTAAACTTCGTTTCCGCGCCCATTTCTTTCGCTTTGGCTCGGAGTTTGTCATATTCTTCACCGGTAGCGTTTGAAATGGCTTTAACTTCCGACATAGAGGCGTCGAACTGCTTGCCGACGCCTATTGCCTCCGTTGCTAAGTCCTTAAGCTTGCCAATAGCAAAGACAACAGCGTCAGCAACCGCGCCGGCTAAAGCCGACGCGAAATTCGCCAGCCCACCTTTTGCGCTATCGTCTGCGGCTTTTCCGGTATCTTCAAGAGACCCGCTCAAATCGTCCGCGCTGTCAGAGGTATCATCGGCACCGCTCTTGACTTTCTGCAATTCTGCGTCATATTTACGCATTTCGCTCTCAGTCTGTCCGATTGCGGCTTTCTGATTGTTGATTTTTATTTTCAGTTCTTCGGCGCCGGCGGAGTTTTCGCCCTGCTCTTTGCAAACAAGCTTGTATTGCTCTTCCAAGCTCTGTAACTGCGTCTTTTGGGCGCCGAGCTTATCGCCTAACTGTTTCAATTTCGCCGTTAAGCCGTCCGACGACTTGCTCCAGTCGTCCATGCCGCTCGTAGCGGCTTTGAATTCGGAGTTAGCCAAACGAATCAGCCGGCTTGCCTCCGTGAATTGGCTTTTAAGCTCTGATATATCGACTTTGTACCGGGTTGTTATGTTGTTATCTTTGTCAGCCATTTTGCCTCACCTACCTCAAAACCACGAATCACCCGCCGGGCGTCTTTCGACGTTTCTTTGGGCTTGCGGGTTTTGCTTGATTTCCTCCGCCGCCTTCTCAATGCGCATTTGCATTTTACGGGTGTCGGCGAATAGCCTTATAACATCGTGATACGTTTCTTTTTTTATCTGTATCGGGTTCAAAGAGTGATACTCTTTGCAAAGCTGATACGACAATTCAAATAAATATTCTGAAAAGGGGGCGAGTGACCCCGCCCCCTCGTTCAGTTTTTTTCGTCCGTCGGGATAGCAAACATTTCGGAAATAGAAAATTTAGCAATCGAAACAATGAGCGGAAGAAGTTCCTTGACTTTGACGTTCTTCCATTCGTCTGCGCTAACGCCTTCAAAAACGCCGTCAAGGACGGTGCGAATTTCGCCCCACGCTTTATAAATAGTTTTCAGCATTTCGGCTTGGTTGTCCAGTTCCTCGATTTTCAGAAGCTCCATCAATTCCATGACGGTTCCGAACATCAAGTCGTAGGTAGACGCCTCATAAGTTTTGACGACTTCCTTACCGCTCTTATCATAAATATTCAGTTTTAAATTTTTCATGTTTATCTATCCTTTCGCAAACGAATTTTTGTTAGATTATTCCTCGGTGACTACAATCGAGCAAAGTGCAGTCTTACCGCCGCAAGTTGCTTTGATGGTTACGCCGCCGGGAGCTACGGGAGTAACAACCCCGCCATCGGAAACGGTAGCGATTGAGGTGTCCATGCTTTCCCATGTTACCGGAGTTGTAACACTGGACGGAGTGACGGTTGCAACGATTGTAGCAGTCTCACCCATTGCAACAGACGCGGAGGACGGTGCAAGGGTTAAGCCGGTAACAGCAGGAGCCAGCGCCGAGAGTGTGTCGATAGTCTGCGGAGTTGCAAAGAAATCCTCTTCGGAGATAATCCCGATGTTCTCGTGGTTGACAGCCTTAGCGGTTTTTCCTGTCTTTGTGAACTTGTGGATAGTGTTGACGCCGGTGAATACTATCTGCTGTCCGTTCGCGTCCGTGCCGCTGTTCTTGGTGTTGTGGGTGCTGTCGGGGATTGCCGCCTTTACCTTATGACGCCAAACGAATACCTCGTTGCCGGCGGTGTTCTGCGTAATATAGCCGATAGCAAGGTAGGGGCGGGTGGCGTTACCGTCTACAAGGGTTTTTGTCGCCTCGTCGTAATACTGCCCTGTTATCTTTGCAAGCACCTCAAGCGGGATTGCGGAGCAATCACAGGTGACAGTATCAGCGCCCACGCCGTCGATTACAACAGCGGCGATATTATCGTAGTAGTGAGCCTCGGTGCTGTTTTCGGTTGCTTTTGTCAGGGTTGCGACGCCGGCAATATCGAACACGGTGTCATAGGTAAGCCCCTCCGACGTGTCCGAAAGAAGGACAGCCGCCTTTAAATCTCTTATACCTCTGTATTCCTCAATAGTCTTGGACATGATTATCCCTCCTATATAAAACATCTATGCCCCGCCCGTCGTGTGCTTCATCGTCAACGCCTACGGTGTGTCCGTCTCCGGAAACGATGAAACCCGCTTTTTTAAGGGCTTGGACTGCTTCACGTAGTTTCGTATAAACCAACTCGGGGTCTATACTGTAAAAATTCACATCATAGGAAAAGACGGTGGACGCTTCTTCGTTGTCATAGTACGAATTGCCGTAGCTGTCATTATTCCAAAACGTGAAAAAGTTATCCGGGTAGGGTTCGTCGGGAAGAAGTGACCCCTGCAAGAATACCGGAAAGCCAAAACCTTCAAGCACTTCAATCAGCAAATCCTCCATAACTCACCGCCCCTTTTTTATAGCGTTTTCAAAAACTTTCGCTTGTATTTCTCCGATTTCTTTTCGCATTTTTGCGCCGTAGATAGCATTATACATCTTTCGGACTGCCTTCTGCTCCGGCTTTTTTCGCGGTGTGCCGTAAAGCAAGAAAATAGACGCCAATCCGCTCACCTTCATGTCGTAACCTATTTTAATGCTTGCCGTCATGCCGTCCCACTGTACAGTCATATCCGTGTCAATACTCGACGCGGTGTTATTAGTCTTTCGGCTGTATTTACCTTTCGCCGGGTAATTCTCTTTGACTGTAACGCGCTTTAATTCTTCATTGACGTGCTTTTTACTTTCGATTAAAGCCTCTTCGGTTACGGCTCTTAAATCGCCCTGAACCGCCTCTAAATCTTTTATCATCTGTTCAAGCCCGTCAATCTGTAACCCTATTTTATTTTTTGCCATATCATGCACCACCCTTGATTGCGCGAACCTTGAAGCGCAAAGACTGGTGCCGCTTGTTGATATCCTCCGGAGTGCCTAATATTTCGTAGTGCGTCCCGTCGGTGTCAGCCAGCCGGCAATTTGCTTTGATGTCCGGGCGGTACCACGTTTCAATTATTGCGGTATCTTCAACGGACAGAACGCCGTCAACTACCTTTTCAGTTCCGCCAAACGTGCGGAACCGGCAATAAATTAATTCGCCCTCTGCCGGGTATACAGTTTTAGTGGAGCCTTTAGCCTTTATCTCGGAGGGGATAAACAAAAACATGGGAACCGTGAAAGGTTCTGACGGTTTATACATTTCCCCGCCCCCTTACTTATAGGCTAATTGCGCGGCTCTTTCCTTGAAATATTCGGAGAGCTTGCCATCACCCGCGCCATAATTCCATAAATCAGAGACGCCGCGTACAACGATACCCAGCGAGATGTTGGAGGGCTTTACGCCGCCCTCAATCAAAAATCCCTTTACTTCTTCGATGTAAGTATTGATAGTGCCGTCCTGATAATGTCCGGTTATACCTATCCCGAGCTTTACACCTTCGAGCATTTCGTCCATTGTACGCGCCTCCCTGCTTTATAAATTAAAGACCCTTCTTAGCGATTGCGATAGCATTTCCGCCCGAAAGTGTGGCGGTGTAAAGGGTAGCTCCGTCGGGTTCTACATCTGCGCCCGTGGTAGTTACGGGCGAACCCGCAATGGTGAAGCCCTTGAAATCGAGCGCGGGAACAAAGTAAATCACGGCGGAAGTTCCGGCGGTAATCTCCAGCGACTTCACAGGCTCGTCGGCGAAATAGTTTCCGGACGCGCTTGCGATAGTGAAGGACCCGTCGGAGGTAGTGGTGGAAAGCTTGGCAATAGTGCCGGACGCCGCCTCAATCTGTCCCTTAACATATACAGAATAAATGTCAAGAAGCGACGTAGCCGCAACGGGTACAATTCTCTTAGAGTTAATCATATTTATATACCTCCCTTAAATTATTCAGGCAGAGCCGCCGCTTTCCATTCGCCGCTGACTACTGTAAGCACCTTGCCGTTGTCGGAAGTTGTAACGGCGGGAAGTTCAGCAGTTGCGCCGGAAGAAATAATCGTGGCTATCATTGTAAGCATTTCGGGCGTTGTTACTATGTCCGCAACGTCGGCGGAATCCCCGCCGAGTGCGACATAGACAGCGCGTAAAGCTTCAACAGTGTTCATGTTTTACACGCCTCCTTTAAATCAGCCCTTTACAAGCTTGATAAATCCGGTGTTGTTAAGCGGCTTACCATCAACAACAACAGTTGCAACGGTTATCCACTTACGGCGTTCATAGTTGTAATATCTATCAACAGTGAAGCCGAAATTCTCGTTGATAACGAAATTATCAGGCTGGAAGAAGTAGCCGAAAGTCTCTCCTGCGCTGATGGTGTCGAAATCCTTAACGATAGCGGGAACAGTCATAAGAATCTCACGACCAAAGAAGAAGCCTCTATCGTTTACCCTGTCGCCATCACCAACAGTCAAGCCGGTAGCCTCATAGAACAACGGGCGGTTATTAGCGTCCGCCATAGTCTTAAGGTACTTAATGACGGTGGAGCGGCTAAAGATGAACTTGCCGTCCTCATAACCGGGAACGAGTTCCGCGAAAAAGCGCTTGTCCCACTGTCTCCAGTCGTTAAGCTGGGCGGCTGTCATGGTGATAGTCTTGGTGGTGCCTGCTTCAAGTCCGGTAATCTTGCCTTTACCGTCGCCGTTTACGATAGCATTATCCATAAACTTGCGATAAGCTCTCGCGATAACGTTGGAGATTTCCGCCTCAAATGCGTCAATAGACAGCAGAGCGGACAGGAACGTCTGAGCAATACGGAGTTCAGCCTCGAAATAGCCAAACGAAACGGTGCCGACTGCGCCGATATCCTGTTCGGGCGATACGGTGCCTTCTGTTACCCAGTTGAAATCTGCCTCAAATTCGCCTATCGGATATTCTACAGCCCCGGCGACACTTACGCGCCGCACGTTGTCGTAGATATTCCCGAACGGAGTGCGAATCTTGTTGATAACCTCTTTCATAATTGTAAGAGGAATAACAGCCGCCGTGTTGCTGGTGTTGATGGGTGTGCCTGCTCTCTGCTCCTCGGGAAGAGTAGCAACATAGGCACGGGCGCGGCTCATGAGTTCGGCGGGAATCGGGGTGCCGCGTGTCCACAGGTTGCGGAACGCTTCGCGGTATTCCTTGGATTCGAGAACGTTTTCACCGTCTCTGTTTTCGCCTACCTGAACCGAATTGAACGAGCCAACGGTAACGCCGTCAATAGAACCGTTTACGCGGGTAGCGTTAGCGGGTATCTGTGTACGCGCCTCGGTGGTTTCGCCTTCGGGCTTTTCGTCTCTCTCGGACTTAATCGCGGCGAGCTCGTCGTTGATTTCGTCAATCTCGGCGTTTATGTCGTCAAGCTGTTCGCCGAGTGCTCTAACTTCGTTGACGTCGGTGGACGCCTTAGCGCGTTCGGCGATAGAGTTCTTCTTAGCCTGCAATCTAAGAAGCTTCTTTCTAAGAATCTTTTCTCTCATTGTTGTTTACCTCCTAAGCAGTAAATCAAATTTTGCTTTTTCAAGCGCTAACAGTTCGGCGGTATCCACCTCCGACGCCCTCGACTGCGTGGCGCTTTCCAGCGCTTGCCGGGCGCTCTCCAGCGCCGCCTCGTTTTGGACGTATATATCAGTTCCCGGATAAGCCGGAAACGTAACGGCTGAAACCTCTATAATTTTCTTTATTTTGGTAATATGCCTTTTCGGGTGATTGCTGTCGATGTCTTCCCATGCGTCGGCGTCAATCAGGAAGCAGAATGACATCCCGTCAACGTCCGCCCTTTCAACAGCGCTATAAAGCGCCCGGGCGTCTGCGTTGTTATTTATATCCAGTTTCACCCAGTCAAGGGAAAGTCCCCTGCTGTCGGGTGTCAACTGCATTGTATTTTTTCCCATGTTATTCCGGCGGGAACGAGCAAGAGGGATTTTTGATAAATCGTGATTGACTAAGAAGCGCACGTCCGTCAAGTCGGCACCGTCAAGTGCTCCCGCCTCGATGATTTCGGAGAAGCACCCCAGCTCCGTCCACTCGTTGTAGACAACCGGGCGCCCTGTTAAAATGCCGTACTGCTCACCGCTTACGGCGCTACTTTCTTCGGCTCTTACCTCAAAATTATACGAACGCCGAACAAAGTCGTTTATTTTTGCGCGTTTAAGCAATTCGCCCATTTAGTTCCCTCCTTTTCGATATTTTATCCATACGTTTTGGGGCTTTAGTGATTCCACATAGTAAAATTTTGTATCAACATCACCGGAAGCTGTTGGCAGTGCGGGAAGCGGAACAGGCGGGTCTGTCGGCGTTAATATACCGTCTATCAAACGATATATTTTTTGTTCGCCATAAGATACATACTCGCTTTCACGTAGTCTTGTATTTCCGATATATATGGGAATGATTTGAATTCCTGCTCCGGTAGAACAATGTATTTGCATATCATATCCATACGGAATATAGTTTTCCGGTGCAGTAGCGCCCATTGTGAACATCGCTGTTTGATACTCATTTCCAGCCATACGCACTGATAGCCGAATATATTTTTCATTGCTTTCAATCGTCAAATGCAAATCCTCGTTTGATACAATTTGCACAGTACGCACAAGCTCTTGATTTTCGTCATAAATTGCAACGTGTGGCAGATTTCCTCTTGATTGCAGTCCGTGTGCTACATATTCACCCGCCGAAACGGGTATATAATTGCTTATAGCGTAGCCAGTAGCACCGGAAGAACGGTTAATCGTCCCATCTGCGCGAATATATGCAGGGTATTCAATATTGCTTTTGTCAAAAAAATTTTTAGTCCGTGTACCTACGCCGCCCGTGCTGTAATTGCCATAAATTTTATAGTCAATTAAGGGCGTTCCATCTGCACGAAATTTCAGCGGAAAAGTCCCCGTCATTTCGGCTATTTTGCACTGAATGAAAAGCAAATCAAAAAAATTCGTTGTAGGAATCCCGCCGCCCCATTTTTCAGCGGCAAGAACGTCATAAAAATTCATTTATGCGTCACCGCCTTTTATAGTGCGATTTTCCCATTTTTGATATATGTCAAGATATGCCTCGCTTTTATCTCCGTTGTAAGTTACTTCATAGTAACGCCCATCGGGCAAAGTCGTAGACAGTAGGGCTTTCCAGTTTTGCAAAGTTTTACAATACCAAACCGCGAAAACATTCTCGGTGCTTATTGTTATGCCGTCCGTTTTGTCAAGATGTTCGTTGACATAATCGGCAATAGTCTTTTTGCAGAAGGCTATAAAAGACACGTCCGTCACTTTTCCCCACCGTCCTTGCTTTCGGCTTCGGGTTCGGAAATTTCGCCCCATTCATCGGGCGCGGTTTCCTTTTCCTCTAACGGTTCGTCCCTTGCGTCCTCTTTGACTTCTTCAAGGTTTTCAAGGGACTTTATTAAATCCGTGTTTTCAATTTTGGCGCTCTTGGCTTTTGTGTCATTGGCGCCGCCCACCTTGTGCCAGTCCTTATCGGTATCAAAGTAATACCAATCCTGCGTATCGACTTCTAAGAAAAAGGCGTTTATATCCGCGTCGGTGGGCTTGGTGTCGGTGGACTTGCCCCTATAATCAGTTGTAGCATTTACAGTTACAGCCATTTTTTATTCCTCCTTCGTGATGAAAGATTTGACGTATTCAAAGGGGTCTAAACTTCTTTCAGATTCTTCATCAACTATGTCAATCTTTGTGTTTTTATTCTTAGCCAGCCCGACTTGATACTGTTTGGCGTCGTTTGCGTCAATCCAGTTAAGGGACATATAACGCTTTCCAGCCAGTTCGGGCAAAGGAATCATGCCGAAAATTGTGCGCTTCTCGTTTTCCAGTATTGCACCGGTGGGAGCCAAAAGATTAACCATTTCGATTTTTTGGCTAATCGTCATAAAGATTAAATCTTCCGGATATAACTCTATTCGGTTCCCGTAAGCCTTTTCGCGTTTCGTAAACAGCTTTTTTGTAAACGCCTGCGAAACGCACTTTATTAACGGTTCAAGCGCTGATTGGAAATAAGCCTCGTACTGTTCCTTAGTATAGTCTCCGAGCAAGATACAAAGCGGAACCTTCCAGTGTCTTAATATCTTTTCATCTACAAATTTAAGTGTATCGGCGTCAATGATTTTTGCTTCTCTCTTAAGCGGAGTAAAATCCGCTTTCAAGTCCAGCGGAAGGAATCCGTTCTCGCTTGCGTTTAACTTTCTTTCAAGCTCTTTTATAGCCGCGTCCGTCTTAGCGGTATCCATCAAGGTATTATATTTTATAACGCCGTTAACGGTATATGACGCTTGCATAGCTTTTGCAATGCCTTTCAAAAGATTGGCATTGAGTTCAAGCGTTTTCAAAATAGCCTCATTGTTCGGCTGTCCCATCTCATTACCGCCCATATACTGGGAAACGCTGTAATTATAGCGGATATGGATAACATCGTCGTAGGCTATTGTCGTAGTGTAGCCATTCCGAAAGCGGAACGTCACGAACAGTTTGCCGCTTGCGTCCTCGATAAAATCAACCTGCGTCGGGTTTATCGGGTAAAGCGCTTCATAATATCGGCGTTCTACTTTGTGAGCCTTTCCGCTTGCGTCCGTTTCTTCATCTTCCCACGTCCAATAGGTGGGAATTATGAAAACGTTATAATTGAGCAGTAACAACCAAGTAACCTTTTCAAGGAACTCACAAGTCGTCATTAACGGATTAGGCTCGTTTAAAGCGTCTTGAATCGTGCTTTTGACGGGTACCGGGTCAGTTCCTTTATATCGGACGTGCATAGGGTTCAATTTTTTCATTTCATCGACTATGCACTTTAGCGCCTGCTGTACCACGTCGGACGCATAAATATTTGTGCCGAACTGCGAATATATAGGACTATAAGCATCAAAGGAAGGCGCGAACCGTGCGTCTCTCGGTGCCTTTTTAAATAGCTTGTTAAACCACTTCAACTTGCCGCCCCCTCAATTATCTGCTTGTATTCTGTCCTAAATCTTCTGTAAACCTCGTATAAAATAGCCATGCAGACAGCCCCATCAATTCGCCTGCTGGGTTTTGATTTAACTATCAGGCATTGCGATAGGCTATCAAGCTTCAAGCATGAATTTTTATAGCACCACTTGTCAATCGGGTTTTCATTATAATTTATGATTTGGCTTTTTAAATCCGCCTCTAATAGCCGTATAGCATTCGTCAGCGTCTGCGCGTTTTGCTGTATCATAATCAAATCGCTATCATCGCCGCCGGACTTTTGCCAGCCATAAAAACCCATGCGCGTTATCCAGTCTTTAGCGAATCGCTGGTCGTAACCACACCGCCAAAGACGTATATTGTAATCAGTGTAAAGGCTATAAAACCAATCAGCGATAACAGATAAATCTATATCGTTACCCTCTGTTATTGTTATCAAGCCTTTTTCCGCCCATTCCTTATATTTCGCACCTTCTCCGGCGTCGTCGCTGTCCTCCAGCTTTGAAGCCGGTATGAAGTACCGCGAATGAATATATTTTGTCTTGTCTCCGGGTTTCATCATCAAGATTTTAGCGCTTGTCAAGTCCGTCGTCTCGGATAAGTCCACAGCGCCCAAGCAAATCGCGCCGCGCATATTCTCCAAATCATAAACGGCTTGATAGTCGTAGTCTTCAAGATTCAAGAAGCTTTCAACAGCGTTTTGTTTGATGTTGAAATCCTTAGCCAATACGAAAATTCTGTCGGCTTTTGAATTTTTGGCTATTGCGACTTGCTCTTCGAGATAGTCCCAGCGCTTGACAACTCCGAGCGTAGGGTTTGACTTTTCCCAAAGCCTATTGACGCGATTGCCTTCCCATACTTCCCGCTCGCTGTCCTGAGTATACAGCCAAGGGAGGTATCTGTTCGCGGCAGGGTCGAACGCTTCACGGTTTATTATTGCCCTCGCTCGCTTAAGCTCTTCGTCTAAGTATCCGTCAGTAACGAACCCCTCCGTCGTTAGTATTATGAATTTGGGGTTAATCTTTAACGATTGACTTTGTTCAATAGATTTCGGGATTGTGTTTTCTTTAAGCTCATGCGCTTCATCTTGGAAAGCCACGTCGATGTTGCGCCCTTCCTTGTTGCGCGTTCTATCGCTCATTTTGAAAATTTTGGTATTTGTCACCTTGTTCAAAATGAAACGCTGGTTTCTTTTGGTGTCCTCGTTTTTCGGGTCTATCATTTGACGCATTAAGTCAAGCGCGTCATACAGTATAGAGGCTTGGTTGTCGTCGTTCGACGAACAAACGATGTCAGAGCCTTGATTGCCGTTGATGAACTCGGACAAGCCCAAAGCGCTACATAGTTCGCTTTTTCCGTTCTTTCGGCTAATCAAGAACAGCGCCTTTTTAAAGCGGTTGCAACCGTCCGGCATTTTAAAGCCATACAAAGCTGAAATAAATGCTTTTTGAAATAGCATTAATTTCATTGGCATACCGTAAAACGGCGATTTTGTGAGCTTCACGCAGTTCTCAATGAAGTCTATAACGGTATCGGCATAAGACGTATCATATATATAATCATCGCCGTTCATGTCCTCAATGAGGTTTGCCAGCTCCGTTGATAGTTCGTCGCCGATTATGATTTCGCCCGTTTTGGACTTTTTGAAATACTCTTCAAGAAATCCATTAGAATTTTTTACCATTCTATCATCTCCGGGCGCAACTCTTAAGCGGTTGCATGAGCTTTACACCATGCGCGGAGCGGGCTTTCTTCTTCCGTGCCATCGTCCCCGACGGCATGGGCTACCACTTTCACGCAATTTGTATACTGTTGCAAAAATTCCTTGTAAAGCTTTGCCGCCGGTGTCGCTTTCTGCCGTGTCGGGTCGTTCGGGTCAACCTTTATCATCGGGCAGGCTCTAAGCTTTATCAGTTCGCTTTCAAGAAACACCATCTCGTCGATTAGCGGGTAGATAGTCGGAGCAATGGAAGGCGGCACCAACTTCCGCAGTTCTTCACGTCTTTCCAATTTTTTCCGCTCCCTTCCCGGTTTATGGTGTGTTATTTATGAAAATCTCGTTTTTTGGGGTTCTGCGAAAATTGAG